AGTCAGCTACGTTTTATGTTCTTATCTTGAAATGCTTTCTTACCAGCAACTACTTTAGACCACGGAGCATACAGTGGTCCATCGTAATCTTTTTTGATTGGTTTCTTTTCAGTCATGATTAACAATTTTATTACCCCTGGTGAGATATTGACGTAGCATATAAATCAGTAATACTACTTGCTACTTCCATGGTATCAGTTCTTTCTTTGTCGATTACTAGTGGTCTATGAGGAGCAACATATACACTACCAATTACATCACCACCAACATTTTTGACTGTCACTAGGTGAGCGTTACCACCATTATGATTATGCTGAAGAAGAATTCTTTCTCCAGAGTCGATGTTATCTGGTGTGTCTGAGAGCAATGTTGCTTCGCCCAAAAGTTTTACTACGTTCATTACTCTCCTGACTCTTCTTGTTTATTTATTTGTTTAAGCATTTTCTGTAGGTCTGCTGTGCTACCAACAAATAAATTGTTTGTGGTCTTGTTATTGACAGAGTTCTTTGTGGGTGCTTCGAGATCCTTCATCTTCTTCTGTAGATCTATAAGTTTATCAGAAGCATCTGCAACCTGCTTCATAGCGTTCACAGCAACTTCATACGCTCTAGGGTGCCCTGACTCCTGAGCAACCTCTAACGCCCCGTCTAGCGCCTCCTGTCCCTTGCTCAGCAAGTTATAGAGTTGACCACGTGTAAACTCATAGTCTTTTGTTTGATCGTCCTTATCTGCTTCTCTCGGAGGTTTAGGTTTTGACGGTTCAATTTCAGTTGCTTCAACTTCAATGTCAAATAGATCTTCCATATTATCTTCAAACTTACTCATAGCATTTCAATTCCTTCGCTAAATCCAAAGTCATCGCCACCTGTCAATAATGCATCGTCTGCTGAATTAATGACGCCATCACTATTCTTATCTTCAAGTGCTTTTGGTGTATATGTGATTTTAGTATTTCTGTGTTGTACTGCATTGTCTCCGATACCTTCGTATACAATTGCTTTTTTGATGACACTTGCTTGGTCGAATGGTCCGTAGATATAAGACTTAGCAGTAAAAGATAAAGTCCATGTGATATATCTACGCTCAAGAAAACTGTCATCCCATTCATCATCATAGTTGACACTGTTTAAAACAATAGCAACATCTTTTTTCTCATTCATGTCAGGAATCATGTTGAGAGTAATATTAAATGCTGGTTGAAAATATGGTAAAATCTGCTCAAGAATTTGTAGTCCATCATCTTGAGACTTAGCAATAATACCAAGTTCAAAATCAATGTTATAAGGAACAGGTACATACTGCTCCTTTATTTCTGTGCCATCGTCCTGTACAATAGTTCTATACTTTTGAATAGGTGATGTCTTACGAGGAGAATCATATCCAATACCAGTCATTTCAAAATATAGACGTGGCACTGTGATAGCAACTTTGCGATCTACATCTGGATTTTGTTCTATTCTTGTTAAAAACTTTTGCTTAGGTCCATAGGCCAGCGGAACTTTCTCCACTTCAAGTACGGTAGTACCATCGGAAGGATCAACTTTCTTTAATGTGATGTTGTTGAATAACGTTCCAAACCCAACAATGTTCTTGCGGATAATTTCGTTGTAAAAATGTGACCCTAACATTAGATACTACCTGTAAAATTACCTGCTTCACCGAATGGGTTACGTTCAGACCAATCGACAATATCATCAGCACTATCTTCGATCTGTCTATTTTGATCGTAGTTGCTGCTGACGTTATTTAGTGTGTCAAACGTTTCTGGACTCCACTGAGCACCAGATGTTAATCCAGTAATTACTTCAGCAGTGGTAAATGTTCCTGTTCTGTTGTGGACTTCAAGAGCTCTGGTTGCGCTGTCCCATGATTTGACTTCTGCTCTATTGTCTTTAGGTGAATAGTCAATAGAGACAGTAGGGACAGATACGTACCCAGAACCGCCACTAGTGATAGAAATGCCATTGACAATACCAGTAGAGCTAACCGTTGTAGTAGCAGTTGCACCTGTACCACCTCCTCCAGAAATAGTTACAGATGGTGGAGTGGCCACTTTGTAATGAGAACCACCATCAGTTAGAACAATTGAATTTACTGCGCCACTATCGATTGTTGCTTCTGCTTTCGCTAAGAATTCATCACCAACAATTTCTTCTCCGACAACAAAATTTCCAGAACCACCAGGATCCATAAACAGTCTGATTGCATTATCAAAGATCTGTTCGATGATATCAATTTCAGCAATACCTGTTTCAATATTATCATTACCAAGTTCATAGATCTCGGCAGTCATTGTATAGTAATAGATCTTACCTAACTGATAAAAAGGATCTTCTCTTTCAACAAATTTAATCTCATAGAGATCTTGTGTTAGTGGGAAGTATAGTAGGTCACCTTCATTGGGTCTACCATCCACAGTTAATGTAGGATTGTGCTCTGTTACTTCGCTATCCCAACGTCTTTGAGATACAGAAAATTTAACTTCATCAGTAATTCTTAAACCAAATTTACTGATAAATTCTGATGGAGATCCAAAACCTTGTACGTTTTGTAGAATCATTTCAATTTGAAATTGATCCGTGTACTTACTGTATACAATATCACTTAGAGTATTATCTTTTAAGATAGTTCTAGGCATGTAATAGATATCCGTGCCAAACAGTTTAATCTGTTCGTCCACAAGATCTTGCAGCAACCCCTGTTCACCAGTGTCACCGCCGTAGTAAGTTGGAAAGTAAGGACTAGTAGGCATTTTATCCGATCATATCCATAGGTGGAAGTGAATAATCTGTCATCATTCTAGATTCTAATTCTCTCACTTCACGATCTCCATCTTCCCAAATTTGGCGTCCGTTTAATGTGATGCCACCAGGAAGTTGTACGTTGTTATATTTAATTAGATTCTGACCCCACTGCCTTTTCATTAAAGCAGTAGCATATCGTTTTACAAAACTGTCATTAAAGACTTGAGTAAATACGGTTGGATCTAGATAGCGCCAGCAATCAATAAGAAGATATTGATCTTCTACAACTCTGGTTGCATCCATATCAAGATACAGACGATCCTGATTTTTGTTAAATCTATATTGAATTAACGATCCAGTATTCATGACCATATCAATGGTCTCGAAGTGTTGCTTGATCATATAGTAATTTGTCAGATCAAAATTACCAAAACTAAATGCCGAACCTGATGAGAAAGAAAACAGGTCCATCAAATAGTATTGATTGCTCATACCAAAAAGGTTATTCCTCAAGAAACTAGAGGAAACACCAAAAATTTTCTGAACACCGATAACTAACGGTGGAACTTCAATATAGTTATTACTGTTTTCCCAATCATCACCATTCGCAGATGATGAGTCTTGCTTAGCAGTAAATCTATCTACATCATCTTCAGTAAATTTATGCTTTAAGTACATCCTTTCAATACCATCAAAGTGGTATTCATGATAATACTGCAATGCTTGATCAATGATGTCGTCCTTTTGGGCGTCATCCATATTGATCTGCAGGACAGGCGCACCTAATTGGCGTTCACAATATGCAATTAGTTCTGCTTTACTTGTTGGTGTAGCCATGCACCTAGATACAAAAAATCCCTACTTCTATTTAGGAAGCAGGGAATTTTATTATTCTGCTGCTTCTTCAGCAGGTTTTTCTTCGGCTGGTGGTTCTAGCAATGCTAGGGTTTCCAACCCACCTTCTAGTTTAAGTTTATATTCTTTTGCTTTAACTAGACTATCTTCCAGTTCTCTAATTTGTTGATCAGTCTTAGAAATTTGATCATCAAAATTTTTCTTAAGTTCTTGAGTATCCATAATTATTCTTCAAAATTAATAAGTGATTTTTCTCCGCAGACTTTAGTTCTGATTAAATCCAAAGCTTCTAGACCTGCTTCTAGTTTAGTTACCACAACTTTTAGATCATTGAATTCTTTCAAATCAATACGTGTCATCGTATTCATTTGCTCATTAATCTCTGTGTTTTTTTCTTCTAGGGTTGCTCTAGCATTATTCAGTTGAGCAACAAAATTTTCCCAAACATATTCAAATGTAAGAAGTTCCTCAGTAGTTTTTACATCTACTGCTGCACTACCTGGATCAGAAAATTCAAGTTTCAATGGTTCATCAGACATAATAACCTCAATCTACGTACTATTTATCTTCGTTTCTAACAATGTTATCTACCAGTTCGTAGGGAGAACCGATACATGGTCGAGTATCATATTTTAAATAATCATACTCACCTCCTACTATAACATACTGCATGAATGCTTGGATGTGTTCAGTTCCTTCATATAAAGTTCTCCAGTGAGGAGTAGCAGAACCACATCCAATTACAGCACCTCTTGGTTCAGAATCAAGTGATAAAGTCTTTTCTTCCCATTCCCAATTAAGTGGCCAAGGTATATCTTTTTTTAAACATATACTGACAGTAAGTTCAGAACTTTTTCTATCAAGATGTCTAGTTAAGATGCTTCCTTTATTGTATATTCTTCCATATGAATAAGAAGGATGTAATTTTTTATTTACTAATTGTTCAACCTTTGGTTTAATAATAGTAGATAGAGTCTCAAAACATATTGGTGAGTACCATGAAAAACTATTTTCAATGTTGTCAAAACCTGGACCATCAAGAACTTTCATAGTGTCTCGCATAATAGCAAACTCAGTTGCCATTACTTTACACACATCTTCTGATATAAAATTTTTAACTGCAAACGGTTTAATTAACATTGTAATATGCTCGGTCCAATTTTTTAGATCCTTCAGTATTATATTTTAATGATCTACAAGGTATACTAAGTGATAGTCTTTTACCTTCTGGGAATGCTGCATGAAATTTTCTTGCAGGAATATACAACATATCTCCTGGTGACAATTCAACTTCATGCTCTACTGTTAAAGTACTTGGATCAAAAGTATTATTAATTTCTTCTTGAAGTAGGAGATCAGATGCAGTGTTATCATACAATCTCCATACTGTAGTACCTTCTATTTGAATTATAAAATTTGATGGTATGTCTATGTGAGGAAAGAATGATCCCTTTCTCCCAATCCCACCATAAACATGGACATCACACATAACAGGAAAAATGGTTTCTATATCATTGACTAGACTACTAATCAATTTGTTATACAAAGAAAAACATGTAATAGAAAACGTATGTCCGTTATTGATAAGATCAAACAATTGTTCTTTGTTTTGACTACGGTGATCATGCCAAAAATATTTGGATACATCTACATCTACATGGCGACCATCAGATATAATATCTGTATAATATTTTCCACTGTTGAGCGCATACTCTACATCATGCCAAGTTAAATATGATTTTGCATCTGGGAGAAAATCACGGCAAATTCTATGACCATCATTTAACTTTAAAGTGTTCTTTAGATCAAATAACTTTTTCTGCATGAAAATTAAATGTAATTGCTATACGTACATCATTTACTACTGGAGAAGAACTAGCATGATATTGCTCTCCATCAAAAATCATAACTCTATTTTTATGTGGAGTTACTCTATGACGTGTAGTATAGTTTTTTGATTCTTCAGTTTGATCAAAAATAAAAGTATCGCCATCACTTTCATTTACATAATACAAACAGGTATATGATTTACAAGTAACAAAATCAGAATTTTGATCTACATGTGGAAAATTATATTCTTGTTTCCAGTCTTTATTGCTATTAGAATTTGCAATATTCAATCCTGCTCTAATTCTAAACAAATGTAGATCACCATCGTGACCAATCGCATCTTTAATTGACATTGCCAGCATTTTAAAGTAATCATGAAAAGGTGACTGGGGTCTATAGTTCATGAATGGCGTATGATGAAACCCTGGTTGAGAGTATGCTCCCTCAACTCGGCGTTCTCTAGTTACATCAGAAACATAATACCAAGGAAATCCTTCCCCAGTCATTGTAGTTTCTATGTCTTCTGCTGCACTAACAGGCAAAAAATTGTCAATTATTTTCATGATACTTTGATATTAAATGCTATAGAAATTCTTTCTGTGTCGCTATTACTGGACTCTACCTGATGCATCAACCATGATGGGAATAGAAGACACATAGATTCTGTTGGAATATATTCCCAAGCAGACGCTGATAGTTTAGTTATTCTAGGTTTTCCTAGATGAGATATAACTGCGTAATCTTCTAGTGGTTGTTTGACAAATTGAATTCTGCCACTATCATCAGTACACTGGAGATAGAATACACCAGACAATAAAGACTCTGCATGAAAATGTCTTTTATTTGAGTCACCCTTCTTGTTAATATTAAACCAAAGATTGTCTATCCATGGTGTATAATCAGAACCATATTCATGTACACACAATCTACACTTAGAAAGTATATTTCTAATAAAAGGTCGGAAACATTCTGGAAGATCACCTGGTACGAAATCGTTAGATTGCCATCCACCATCGTTTGATACTATTCTACCTTCAGATTCTTTTTTAACATTCTTGATATAGGTTGTCATTTCTCTACAACCTTCTGTATGTTCAAACGACCAAATAGGTGTCGGAAAAATATATTCTAAATTCATTCAATAGCACAAAATGTATGAGACCATCGAAAATCAATTTGGTTATCGATGTATGGTGTATGTGGTACGTTTGCAGGGTAGCAGGTCATACATTTATATTTAGATGGCACAAAACCAATAGATTCAAATCCCCAATATCTACCTTCTTCCTCAGTAAAATTAGTCCAATGTGTATCTCTATCTAATGGATCCATAGCATGCCACTCAGCATATCTAGGGTGCTCTGGGTTTCCTTGATATTCAAATACACCATTCTGAATCTCGCCGCCAACATATTTCCACAAAACAGTTCCTGAAGATCCAGGAGTATGATCAGTAAACCACATGTTAGCAGCCATGCCAGCAACAAAATCTATATGAGGCAGTCTCCATTTTTTGATAGGTCTACATTCTTCTTTAAAATAAATGTTTCCCCAATCTTGGTTAGAAAGAAAAGTGTCAGTTCTATATGATGGAATATGTTTTGCTGTCTTTACGTATAGTTCTGAGACCATAGAAAACAATTCTTTCGTTGCCCACATAGGTAAATGAATTGTGGAAAACGGATTCATGTCTGGTAGGTCTGGTTCGTTGTTCATCCTCCAGATAGGATTAGACTGAATAAAGTTTTGGAATCGATCGAACCCATCACTCTCAAAGATTTCGTGGACTTCGTAATATGAAATATCATCTGTTACCTTTACCTCTTCGTATTGAAGTTTGTTTGTTTTGATCAGTTTCGGAAAATCTACCGAACTAGGATCCATCCTCAAAAATATCATTGTGGGTTACCACTAAAGTTAAAAGAAATTGCGATACGTTCTCCATCATATTCTGATGGTTCAACTCTATGTTTTAACCAAGACGGCCATAACAAGAAGTCACCTTCACTGCATTCAACTTCAGTTGATATTGATTTAATACCCTGCATAGTACTATATGGTGTCATTCGCAGAATATATTCCAAAGGATTAATGAATCTTATATTTGCTTCGGTGGGTTTCCTCAGGTAGTATACACCAGATAAAATATTAGCGCCACGAAATCCATCACAATGAGAGTGTTCTTCTGTTACATCATTAGAGTTATGTAAATTTGACCAACATGATTGTACAGTAATATCAGCAGGAATATAATCTAAAGCATCCCAATACTCATATACAGATGGCATCATAGATTTAAACAAAGGATCTAGATGTACATGTTCCCACAAAGCAAGACTTTTTTCTCCAGTACTCCATCCAGATTCACCTGTCCACAAATTTTTTGTAGTACCTTCTAGAAATTTTTTAACTTGGTCATACAAGATATTATCTTCTTGTTCAATATGACCTTTGTAAATTTGAACAGGGAATAAATCAATCATAATATTTTTTTAGAATTTTTACAACTCTTGATACTCGATCTCCTAATGTGTTAGTAGATGAATTGACATGTGTATATGAATAGGTCATTTCTTTCTCAACATTCCAGTCTCTCTCGTCTGCATCCTCACATACAAAAGATGTGTTTAGATACTGTCTTGACATTGGAATGTACATACACAATGGTGTTCCTGCTTTAATAGTAGAACTTTCATTTTTAGGCAAATGCCAAAGCAACTGCACATTAATTTCAAAAGCAGTTTTTGGATCCATGACACCCATCACTGCAGAAAATCTATCTTCTTTAGTGTGAGGAACTTTAACAACTAGAAAAATTAAGTCATTATCATTTGTAGTAACACGCCATGGTGTATTGACTTTTAATATTTCTGGTGCAGTATTATCTTTAGAACTATCTAACAACCATTTAGAAACTTCTTCGCCATGTGTTACTACACTTGGAAGATGTGGAATAAGATTAGATGCTTGAACCTCTAATTTATCATCTACTCTAGTAACATTAATATCAAATGGAGTTTTAATAATATATCCCTGATTCATAATCATATGAATAGCAGGGCATTTATTGATACTATGTGCTGGTGGTTCTCCAAAACCAAATGGGCATTTAGATCTTTTTTTATAATCTTCTTTTTCTTCTTGTACCCAATCTCTATTTAATTTTGATGAATTAATTATAGGATAGAAAGTATTTGCACCTGGATGTAGTGTATGAAATCTAATAGATCTTTTTTTCTTAAATGGATTTGTAAACATTATCTCTCAAAAATTCAAATGTACTAGGCATCTTTTCGACATGTTTCAATACCTGTTCTTTATAATGAATATGCTTATTGTAAGATTCTTCCAATGCTTCAGCATTTACGAATCCATCTCTCAATCTATACTTGCATTCGGTAGTACCCAAAGGTCGCATGCCCATTCCAGCAGCAATATACAAAAGACCATCTAAACTTCCCCAGTTATTATATGCAGAAGTTCCATAAACAAATTCTTGATAAAGTCTAGGACTTCTTACAATCATATCATACATCTCAGGAAATTCAATTTCTTCTGTTAGATATTTCCAGTAAGTAGAATCTTTTCTTTCTGAAAGCAAATAATGCATAGCAATAAATCCTTTCATACTTTCGATGTCTTGATCTACAGCAAGATTATATCCTTCAATGTCTGGACGCTTAACTAAACCATTACGTTTTTCTAAAGTTGCTAGCAATCGTAAAGCATTTTCATGTGTTGTTAAAAGTCCAGTAGATTCCAAAGGTTCTAGAAATCCATATGACAATCCAATACCAACTACATTTTTAACCCATGCTTTTTTTCTTTTTCCATGTCTAATATCAATCTTGAAGAATTCTGCTTCTTCTGCTCGCTTGACATCAGATTTTGCTAAATGTTTTCTGAATTCTTTCTCTGCAAGTTCATCTGTAGTAAACTTGCTAGAGTAGCAGTAACCAGTACCGATTCGGGACCACAGAGGAATATTCCATACCCAACCATATTGTAAAGCATGACAGTCTGTAGTGTTATGTAATTCTTTTTCTTTATCTACGAAAGGAATGCGAGTAGCAATAGCAGTATCATTTAACAATACATCATTGAAACTAATAAACTCAGATCCCATCTCCTGTTCCAACAGCAAAGATTTAAATCCAGTACAATCAATAAAAAGATCTGCTTCGATCTTTAGCATTGGAGATCCTTTCAATTGCAGAAAGTCAACCTCATCACTTCCATTAGTTTTTCGGAAGATCTTAGCAACGCTATCTCGTACTACATTAACACCCCTAGGAATACAAATGTTATCTTTTAACCATGCACCAAATTTGGTAGCATCAAAATGATATGCTGTATCTTTAGTAAAATTAAAATTTCTGATGATAGCAGCATCACCCGTCATCACATTGTTATCTGCTAGGTATGTAATTGGATTATAGAATTCTGAAAAATCTGTATCTTCATGTAGATTTTTAATATAATCCCAATCATCAGTTCCAACTTTATTAGTGTAGTCAACTTGCCCAAATGGGTATTGAAAACGAGTGCCTTTCTTTCTAAAATCAGTAAACTGAATAGAAACTTTATATGTAGCATCACATGCTGGCATCCATTCAGAATCTTTGCCAGTAAGTCCAATACAGTCTAAGTATCTATTAATGTGACCTAAGGTAGATTCACCTACACCTACAGTTGCAATGTCTTTTGGTTCAATTACAGTAATTTTTAAATTTGGTAGATTGTATGCTAAAAGTGCAGCAGTCATCCACCCAGAGGAACCACCCCCTACGATGCATACCGAATTTACATTCATGATAATTTATTACTCAGTTTCGTATACAACACCCGTTGGAATATTTTCAATAATGTTATCACCTTCTGGAAGATGCAACCATGCAGGGTTGGAATCATCATGAAGTTTAACTTCAGTTTTACCTACTCTGTTTCTGTCATCTGCAGCAAAAGCAGCTTCAGATTGAATGGTTGACTTAACAGTATTGACATGATCTCTCCAATTGGTAGTACCATTGAGTTGATCTTTATACATCATGTCCAACTGTTCGCCCACTTCCCCATAAGCAATTTGGCGCTTGACACTTTGACCGTTTTCATAACGGTTTTCTGGTGCCAACCAGGTCTTATTAGTCATCAACCAGCATGAGGTAACATTATCATCTTGACAAGTTACCCAACAGCAAACAGCACCAGGACCAGTAAATACAGGAAATTCTTGACCTGGTTCTACAACATCATTAATATGACCCTTAGTATCAATAAGTACGCTTTTCATTTGGATAGTTGAAATCTTGTATTACTATTTATCAAGTATATTCGTAGACAACTACGACTCCATGTTTGCCTCTTGCAGCTTTAGTAGTTGAGTTACTAGTATATCCACCAGGTCCACCCGAACCATATGCTGCTTTATCATCATTGGCATGAATAATATTACCACCCCTAGGGTGACCACCTACACCAGCACCACCAAAGAAAGAACTTCCTCCTTTCATACATGCCCAAGACATATGCCCAGTACCACCGCCACCATAGAGATTAATATCTCCACCAGATCCTACACCAGGAAGTCCACCACAATGTTGGTTTGTTGTATTAGCGCCTTTACCACCAGTAGCAGAACAATAACTTCCGAATGAAGAAGAAGCACCTCCGCCACCCGCACCTGAATAATAAGACCAGCTAGTGGAACCCGCACCTACAGTAACGTTAACGCTTGTTACACCTGTTACATCAATCAATTTTTCGGTATACCCACCAGCGCCACCAGATTCTGAGTGACCACTACCAGCACCACCGCCACCTTGTACCATTACAAGAATTTTAGTGATTCCAGCTGGTTTAGTCCAAGTACCGTTGGAAATAAATTGCTGCATACTTTTTGGACCAGCAACAGACCATGTTAGGTTTGTTCCATCACTGAATAGGAATTTGCCTGAATGTCCACTAGGACTTGGCGGTAGCGTATCCTTATTCATCACAGTACCATCGATACTGAGTGAATATCCAGCAGGAACTAGAATACTAGAACCGTCAGACGATTCAATTCGATTTACATTAAGTGTTGACATCTATCTAAATTCGTAAACAACAACCATACCATCTCTACCATTTGCTCCACGTCGGGAAGTATGGTAACCAGCGGGTCCGCCGCATCCTGGCGGAGCATGCGAACTATGTTGATAAGCATAGTCGCCACCTTGAGGGTGCCCAGTAGCACCTGCTCCACCCCAGTAAGAACTACCACCAGGAGGACCAGACCAGTACATGTGACCGTTTCCGCCACCACCATACATGTTGAAATCTCCACCAGTTCCTACACCAGGAAGTCCACCACAATGTTGATGTGATTGGTTTCCACCCTTTCCTCCACTACAGGATATAAAAGATCCAAACGAAGATGCAGAACCAGCACCCGCAGTATTTGCATAATATGTGGAAGCGGTACTTCCAGTACCAATGGTAACGTTAACGCTTGTTACACCTGTTACATCAATCAATCTTTCTGAATAACCACCTGCTGCACCATTTTCGCCAACACCAGATCCTGATCCACCACCACCAACAACTTTAACTAAAATTTTAGTGATACCAGATGGTTTAGTCCAAGTTGAGTTGGATGTAAATACTCTAATAGCATCTGGACCAACGTTTACCCATCCAGTGCTGGTGGCACTTGAATTTGCTTGTAAAAATTTACCAGCTTGTCCAGATGGATCTGGAGGAAGTGAATTTGAGTTGACAATACTGCCATCCAATGACAACTGGTATCCAGATGGAACAGTAATAGTATTTCCCGATTGGGACCTGATTTCATTTACTCTTAAAATTGACATTAACTATATTCCCAAATTACTACTTGACCTTCAATACCGACATTGCCAGGGTAGCTACGAGCCCAACCATTAGCACCACCTGTTCCTGGAACAGAATGTGATCTATGATTATTGGCATATGCTCCACCTTGAGGGTGACCATTAGCACCAGCTCCACCAAACCAGTTAGAACCTGCCCTACTATTGTAACCGTGACCGCAACCGCCGCCACCATAGAAAGACATATTTCCACCTGATGCTGATCCACCAATTCCTCCACAATGTTGAGCAGTGCTGTTGGCACCAGCTCCACCATTGCAGGTAATATAATTGCCGAAACTAACAGCTCCTCCAGTACCAGCACTACCAGAGTAATAGGTTGCAGAACCACCATTACCAACACTGATAGTGACAGAACTAACACCTGTCATATCAAAGAATCCTTCGGCATAACCTCCAGATCCACCAGATTCTGCATAACCAGAACCGCCACCACCAGAACCAACAACTCTAACATGAGCTAGTCTAGTACCAGCGGAAGGAGTATAAGTTCCAGATTGGGTAAATTGAATGATGTTTTTAGCACCAGTTTCACCCCATCCTAAATTACTTCCATCAGATCTGATAAGTTTTCCTGCTTGTCCAGA